GCTAACCTAGGAGTTAACTGGGCAGAAGCAGGCATGAACGTTTTATACTTGACACTAGAGCTTAGTGAAGCATTGGTCAGTATGAGAGTAGACAGTATGATTACTGGCATACCTAGTAGAGATGTGTTTAAGAATATTGACGACATTGAGATGAAGGTTAAGATGATCGGCAAGAAGTCGGGTGCATTCCAAGTTAAGTATATGCCAAGTGGCAAGACGCCTAATGATGTAAGAAGTTATATCAAAGAATTTGAAATTAAAACAGGCAAGAAGATTGACGTATTATTAATTGACTACTTAGACTTGCTTATGCCCAATGGCGCAAAGGTTAGTGCAGAGAACTTGTATATCAAAGACAAGTATGTATCGGAAGAGCTACGTAACCTAGCAATGGAATTAGGTTGTGTGTTTGTTACAGCGGCACAGTT